GCGTGTCAGCTGAGATATTGCTGGCTGGTTCGAGTCCAAGGGCGGTGTTTTATACTCCGGTAGCTCAAGTGGTAGAGCGGCGGTCTCCAAAACCGCATGTTGCAGGTTCGAGTCCTGCCGGGAGTGCTTGCATGATCTGACGAGAGCGGGGAGTGCAATAGCGGAGCATCTGGCCGCAAAAGTTCCAGATGCAGCGGCAACGTCTTACTGTCCGGTAAAAACAGATAACGGCGTTGCTGCTTATATGCCGTCATAGCTCAACTGGGAGAGCGCCGCCCATTTAAGGCGGGACAACATTGGTGATACCACGGAAACATCACTGCACAGCCAACCACTGCGCACATCCATTCCGTGGGTGCTGGTTCGAATCCAGCTGGCGGCACATTCGATATTTTGACCGTTCGGATTTTCCGGGCGGTTTTTCTTTTGCATGAGCTTAGAGAGGTGGTGGCTGTGGGGGCAAAACTGACAGACCGACAGAAAAAGAAAATCATTGCAGACTATGTGCAACTCCACAATTACCGCAAAACTGCCAAGCTGAACAACGTCGCCGAAAGCACTGTGCGCAAGGTTGTGAGCGAAAATCCGGTATGTGCAGATTTGTGCGCCAAGAAAAAAGAGCAGAACACGCAGGACATGCTTTCCTACTTAGGCGGCAAGCGCGAGGAAGCACAGGATCTTCTCGGGCTGTACCTGAAAGCGATGGCAGACCCAGACAAAATTGCAGAAGCGACGCTGCCGCAGCTGTCCACGGCGTTTGGCACCATCGTGGACAAGTTTGCTATGCTGGGAGACCAAAGCGGCATAGAAGTCCCGGACGATGGCCTGCTTGAGGCTCTGAGCGCCGCCGCAGACATCAGCCCGCCGGATGACGTGGAGATGCTACCAGAGGAAGAGAACGACCATGCGGAAAAGTAACGGTTTTCGATGGAAAGCCCTCAGCCAGCGGCAAAAGCAGGTCTTGAGCTGGTGGACACCGCAGAGTGCATACAGCGGCTACAACGGCATCATTGCAGATGGCGCTATCCGCTCGGGCAAGACCTTTGCCATGAGCTTCTCTTTCGTCCAGTGGGCTATGACCTGCTACAGCGGCCAGCAGTTTGCCATGTGTGGCAAGACCATCGCCAGCTTCCGGCGCAACGTGCTGGGAACGCTCAAGCAGCAGCTTGCAGCCCGTGGCTACAACGTCAAGGAGCACCGGGCCGAAAACTGCATGACCGTCAGCAAGGGCGGCAGAACCAACGAGTTTTACTTCTTCGGCGGCAAGGACGAGAGCAGTCAGGACTTGATTCAGGGCATCACCCTTGCGGGCGCGTTCTTCGACGAGGTGGCCCTGATGCCGCAAAGCTTCGTCAATCAGGCCACAGCCCGTTGCTCTGTTACCGGGTCAAAGTTCTGGTTCAACTGCAACCCGGGCAGCCCGCAGCATTGGTTTTATCTCGAGTGGGTGCGGAAATGCCGTTCCCGCAAGATGATGTATCTCCATTTCACGATGGACGACAACCTGTCACTTTCCGAGGACATCAAGGCCAGATACCACAGCCAGTACAGCGGTGTTTTCTACCAGCGCTACATTCTGGGCCTGTGGACGGTGGCCGAGGGCCTTGTATATGATATGTTCGACCGCAAGAAGCACGTTGCTGATGAGCTTTCGGCACTGTCTCCAAAGAGCGCCTATGTGGCGTGCGACTTTGGCACCCAGAACGCAACGACCTTTCTGCTGTTCCAGAAGCAGGCAGATGCAGACTGCTGGATCGTCACCCGGGAGTACTACTACAGCGGCCGCGAACAGAAGCGGCAAAAGACCGTGGGCGAGTACGTTACAGACCTCAAGGCGTGGCTGAATGGCCTCAAGCCAGAGAGAATCATTGTGGACCCCTCTGCCCTGCCCCTGATTACAGAGCTGCGCAAGAACGGATTCACGCAGACCCCCGCAAACAACGACGTTCTGAGCGGCATTCTGGACGTGCAGACCATGTTGCAGACCGGGCGGCTGAAGATCTACAAAGACTGCAAGCACACGCTGGAAGAGTTCGGCGTGTACGCTTGGGATCCAGATAAAGATGACACCGTGCTGAAGGTCAACGACCACTGCATGGACGCTATCCGCTATTTCGTGCGCACAAAGCGCCTTGTGAAACTGAGGGATTGATTTTGAGCACTGTATACACATTCCAGACCTTTCAGCAGGCGCAAGCCGCCGGGGAACAGCCTGATTTCATCCGGCGGTTCGTGCAGCAGCACTGCACTTCCGGGCCGTACAAGATGGCGCTGGACGCCGACCTGTACGATGCCCAGAAAAACCCGGGGGCTGAACGCTTCGCACGGGCTTACGCTTTGATGCTGAAACGTCTGTCCAAAAACACCAAGCAGGACACCCCGCACCCCGATATGGTCAAGAGCAATCTTTTCCGGCGGCTCAACAAGCAGCGAGCGACCTACTCCCTCGGCAACGGCGTGGTCTTTGCGGACGATGGCGTGGACAAGGACAGGCTGGGGCAGAACTTTGATGAGCAGATCCAGAAAGCCGGATATTTCGCCCTGATCCACGGCGAGAGCTTCGGATTCTGGAACAACGACCATCTGGTGGTTTTCAAGCTGACCGAGTTTGCACCCCTGTATGATGAAAAGACCGGCCTTTTGCAGGCAGGCGTGCGCTTCTGGCGGCTGAACCCGGACACGGATATGCACTACATCCTGTACGAGCTGGACGGCTTTACTGAGTACACGGAAAGCAAAATCGACAGCACGATGAAGGAGACTGTGAAGAAGCAGGCATACAAGAGCGTGACCGTCACCACACCCGGCGGCGGGCTGGAAAGCGTAGAAGGAGAAAACTACAGCGCCCTGCCCATTGTGCCGCTGTGGGGCTCCGACCTGCACCAGAGCACGCTTGTGGGCTTAAAAGCCTACATCGACAACACCGATCTGGTGATGTCCGGCTTCTGCAATGACCTGCAGGACTTTTCGCAGATCTACTGGCTGTGCGAGAACTTCAACGGCATGACCGATGACGAGCTGCAGGAGTTCCTCGTCAAGCTGAATCTGTACCACATTGCAGGCGCAGACACCAGCGAGGGCGGCAAAATCACCCCCTACACCACCGAGATCCCTGTGACGGCCCGGCAGGCTCTTTTGGAGCTGCTCCACACCCGGGTGTATGAGGACTTCGGCGGTCTGGATGTGCACTGTGTGAGTGCGGACAGCACCAACGACCATCTGGACGCGGCCTACGAACCGCTGAACCAGAACGCGGACGACTTCGAGACGCAGGTCAAGCCGTTTATCCGGCAGATCTGCGCACTGGCTGGCTTTGACAACGCTATGCCGACATTCAACCGTAGCAAGATCACAAACACAGCTGAGCAGGTCAGCATGGTCATTTCCGAGGCCGCCATCATCGGGCAGGACATGGCCATTGACCTGCTGCCAAACCTGACCCCGGAACAAAAGGAGCAGGCCAAGGCCGCGCTGATGGCTGAGAGCGCAACACGGGAGACCGTGGACGAGGAGGAGAACGAAGACGATGGCAGCAGGTGAGACTTACGAAGAGTTCGTGGAGAAGTTCAAGCCGAAAAAGACCACGGACGACTGCTATACACCGCCCGGCGTGTACGATGTCGTCAAGGACTGGGCCTGCAAGGAGTACGGCATCGACCCGGCCAAAATTGTGCGCCCGTTTTACCCCGGCGGCGATTATGAGAATTTCGACTTCCCGGAGGGTGCTGTTGTTCTGGACAACCCACCGTTTTCAATCCTGTCCCGAATCTGCGGATTCTATCTCGACCGTTGCATTCCGTTCTTCTTGTTCGCTCCATCTTTGACAGCGTTTTCTGGAAGGGTAAATACTATGCGGATGAACCATATCGTTTGCGACTGTAATATCGAGTACGAAAACGGTGCAATCGTCAAAACAAGTTTTGTGACCAGCTACGGAGGGGACATCATAGCGCAGACCGAACCTCGCCTGACGAAGCTGGTAAACGATGAGGTGGAGCGCCTGAGACGCACCAAAACGGTACAGCTGCCAAAGTATACATACCCAGACCACATTGTGACGGCCGCATTGCTTCAACGATACAGCCGTTACGGTGTGGATTTCAAAATCCACAAAAAGGACTGCGCTTCGATTCATGCGCTGGATGCACAGCGCTCCGCAGGTAAAACTATTTTTGGCAGCGGATTGCTGTTATCTGATTGCGCTGCGGCTGAGAGGGCTACGGCTGAGAGGGCTGCGGCTGAGAGGGCTGCGGCTGAGAGGGCTGCGGCCACAAAATGGGAGCTGTCCGCCCGGGAACGTGCCATCGTGGAGTATTTGAACAGCCATGAAGCAAACAGACCGTGACCGCATCTCTACCCGTCAGCTGAACCGCCTGCGCCGCCGCATCCTCCGGGTGTACGGCACTGCTCGCCGGGAGATGCAGGAGCAGCTGACCGAGTTTTTAGCCAAGTACAAAGCACTGGACGAACGCAAGCGGGCGCAGCTGGATGCAGGCGAGATCACCGAGGACGACTATCGCATCTGGCTGCAAAATCAGGTCTTCCAGTCCGATTTGATGTGCCAGAAGCTGGACGGCATCACGCAGACCTGCACCACAGCCCAAGAGACGGCCTACAAGCTGGCCCGGGACGAGCAATACAACATCTTTTCCTTTGGCGCAAACTGGGCTTTCTACGAGCTGGAGCAGGCCGCAGGCGTGACGTTCGGGCTGACCCTGTACAACACCGAAGCGGTCAAGCTCCTGCTGAAGGAGAACCCCCGCATGGTGCCAAACAAGCGCATCAAGAGCGAGAGCAACCGCACCTATGATGCCCGGGTCTTTAATCGCTACGTAATGCAGGGCATCGCGCAAGGCAAGAGCGTCCACGACATCGCCGTGCAGGCCGTAAACGGCATGGCTGATACAGAGATCCACTGGGCCATGAACAACGCCATCACAGCCCTTACCAGCGCCCAGAACGCCGGGGCTTTGCAGCAGATGCGCAACGCTCAGGCTTTGGGCATCGAGGTCAAAAAGCGCTGGAACTCCACCCACGACTACCGTACCCGTGAGATGCACCGCCTGCTTGACCAGCAGACGGCAGAGCTTGACGAGCCTTTCAAGGTCATGGGCTACGAGATTCAGCGCCCCGGCGACCCCAACGCCGCCCCGGAGATGGTTTACCACTGCCGCTGCGTGCTGTCCTCTGCTCTGGGCAAGTATCCCCGGCAGAACGCACGGCAAATCGACAACGTGCCTGTGGTCGAGGATAGCGGCAAGGTGGACGAAAAAGGCAGGCCTATCATGGCGCGGGTCAAAAAAACCACCCCCGTTATGGATTACACCGAGTGGTATAAATCCAAGGGCGGCGAGGAAGCCGAACAGATGTGGTGGGCGGGAGAGCGCAAGAGAAAGAAGGAACGAGAATGAAGTATAAAAATAAGGCCATGCCGCCCGGCAGAGCCTAAAGGTCACAGACCTTTGATTTGGTTGAGCAAAGCTGCACGCAGGGCATCGGTTTCAGCGTCCGCTTGTGGCTTGTTCGGGTCATCCGGGATATATTCCAGTATATCGCCGGGCTGACAATGAAGCGCTTCACAAATTTTGTCAAGCGCCCCAACGGGAAACTGCTTGATAGTGCCAAGACAGATTGCTGATATGGTAGGCGGTCTAATCCCGGTAGCTTCTGCGAGTTCCTTTTGGGTCATGTTTGCGTCTGCGAGCAAAGCCTTTAAGTGATAGCTTATCGACATTTCTAACACCTCTTTTCCTACATCTATAATACTACGCCATCCGTTAATAGTCAATACGCAAAGCGTAAAAAATATTCGTAGAAATTACGAAAAACGTATTGACTAATTACGCAAAACGTAGTATAATAGATGCATGGGAAGGAGGTCAGAGGTGCAAGGGAGCAAATACCGGGAGGTGATGCTCCGTGACTAGCAAGGAGTTTGCAAAGCTCACCAGAGCCGAGCAGTTGGCACGATTTGACGCATATAAAAAAGCGGCCAGCGCTGGAACGCTGAACCGCTAAACGCCAGAGACCAATAACCACAAAAGCCCCTTGCACCTCCATTTTATTTTTTTATAAGCGATTTGTCAAGTAAAATGTGAGGTTTTAGCAATGAACACACCAAAAAATCACGAAAGTGGAGCTTGAACTGGATGCTGTTTCTGGCGAACTCCGAGTAATGCACGACCTACTGAACATCTTTGCCAACTGGTTTGATGAAACGCACAAGACCGATATGATCAAGCGGGAGCGCACCAGCGAGCTTGTGAGCCAGATTTGGAACGAAGCCCCGATGTATAGCTCCATGCTGACGGCTCTGTTCGCATCACTTACCGGGTTAGAAAAGGAAGTAGACGGAGTGCTCAACTATCAAATTGCAGAACAAGAGGTAAACGCATGAGTAACATTCAGATTTTCAACTACCAGTCCAACGAAGTCCGCACCGTAGAGATGGGCGGCGAGCCGTGGTTTGTTCTCAAGGACGTGTGCACGGTGCTGGGCATTTCCCACATCACGGACACCGCCAAGCGCATGGATGAGGATGAGGTCGGTCAGACCGAGGTCATCGACAGCATGGGTCGCAAGCAGTCCACCTACATCATCAATGAGAGCGGCCTGTACAACGTCATCCTCCGCAGTGACAAGCCGGAAGCAAAACCGTTCCGCAAGTGGGTCACGTCCGAGGTGCTGCCGTCCATCCGCAAGAACGGCGGGTACATTGCCGGGCAGGAGCAGCTCACCCCGGAAGAGCTGATGGCAAAGGCTCTGCTTGTGGCAAACAAGACCCTTGCAGACCGGGAAGCCCGCATCTGTGAGCTGACCGCACAGAACAGTCAGCTCACCGTGGAGAAGCAGATCATGCAGCCCAAGGCCGAGTATTTTGACGAGCTGGTTGACCGCAATCTGTTGACCAACTTTCGGGAGACCGCCAAGGAGCTTGGCATCAAGCCCAAAGCCTTTGTGGCATGGCTGCTGGAAAAGAAATTCCTTTACCGTGACCAGAAAGGCAAGCTGCTGCCCCGAGAGGACAAGAACAGCGGCCTGTTCGAGGTCAAGGAAGCCAAGAACGACAAGACCCAGTGGAGTGGCGTGCAGACGCTTATCACTCCCAAAGGCCGAGAGACGTTCCGGCTGCTGTACCTGTAACTGAAACCTCATCGCAAAACACGAGGGGGGCGGCGTTTTACCGCACCCCTATCAGTAAAACCCAATAACCGACCCTGCCCCACACCGGGGCGGGGTTTTGTTATACATGGAGTATAGCATGGATTTTAAGTATGACATCAACTTCACCGACAACACCCCGCAGCTGCATGAGGCGCTGGACTCGTGGGCAGAGCGGGTGCTGACCATCTGGGGCATGACGGTGCAGGACTACGCCCAGCTGCTTGTGCCTACTGGAACGGCAGACAGCACAGGCATTGAGGGCTATGTGGGCGGTGCGCTCAAGCAGAGCCTGACCTACGCCATCGACCTCGCCAAAAAAACCGTGACCATCGGCAGCAACCTGTTTTACAGCGTCTATGTGGAGCTGGGCACGGGCATCTTTGCCGAGAAAGGCAACGGACGCAAAACGCCGTGGGTCTGGAAGGACTTCAACGGCAAATGGCACTTTACCCGTGGCATGAAAGCCCGCCCGTTCCTCCGCCCGGCGGTGGAAGAACACATCGAAGAGCTGCGAGAGATCGCGGTGGAAGAAGGAAACAAGGAGGCGTAATTCATGAATTTGGAGAAAATGTTCAAAACACCAAAAGAGAAGTTCCTGCCCGATGATGTGAAAAATGCACACTGTGAGGCAAAAGACCTTTTCCTTGAGCTTGCAACGCAGCTTGACGCACTTCCTGAAAGCCGAGAAAAAAGTCTGTGCATGACAAAATTACAGGAAGCGAAGTTTTGGGCGGTCGAATGCATCACCAAAGTTGCACGCAAAAACTAAATACTCAGCGGTTGGCGCACAGCGTCAGCCGCTTTTTTATGCCGCTTTAGCTCAGGTTGGCAGAGCGCCGGATTTGTAATCCGGGGGCCGTGGGTTCAAGCCCCACAGGCGGCACCACGCCGGCAGCACGTCCGGCAAATAAACCTTATTGCCAAGCATGGCAGCCCGAGCAAGGGCAGAAAGGACTATCACATGGCACTCAAAAGAGCTGACATCCGTACGATTCTGGAGAACCCCGAAACCTCCAACGATGACAAGGCCAAGGCCATTCTGGACGCCCTGCACAAGGAGACAGACGAACTCAAAGACCAGCTGGATGCAGAAAAAACAGCCCGCACACAGGCCGAGAAGGATCGGGACGCAGCCAACGGCGGCAAGCAGGCCGCAGAAAAGGCGCTGACCGACTACAAGGCCCAGCAGACCCAGAAGGACACCCACGCAGCCAAGGAAGCCAAGTTCCGGGAGCTGCTGAAGTCCGCCGGGGTGCTGGATAAGTACGCCGACCGCGTTGTGCGGCTGTCCGGCGAGGACATCGACAAGCTGGAGCTGGACGATAAGGGCGAAGTCAAGGACGCCAAGAAGCACGCCGACAGCCTGAAAGCTGATTGGAGCGACTTTGTAGGCACTACGACCACCACCGGCGCAAAGGTGGACACCCCGCCCACCAACACCGGCTCCAAAATGACTAAAGACCAAATTTTTGCAATCAAGGACGCCGGCGAGCGCCAGGCGGCCATTGCAGCACATGCCGACCTCTTCACGGGCGGCGGAAAGGAATAACACATGGCAGCAAAAGAAAACCTTATCGTAACTACCGACATTACCGTCAACCCCCGAGAAATCGACTTCGTCACCCGCTTCCAGCGCAACTGGCAGCATCTGCGCGACATCATGGGCATCATGCGCCCTATTCGGATGCAGCCCGGCACTACCCTCAAGAGCAAGTACGCCGAGGGTACGCTCCAGAGCGGCACTGTTGCTGAGGGCGAGGAGATTCCCTACAGCAAGTTCACCGTCAAAGAAAAGACCTATGCTGACATTACTGTCGAAAAGTTCGCCAAAGCCGTCTCTCTGGAAGCCATCAAGAAGTACGGCTACGATGTCGCCGTTCAGAAGACCGATGACGAGTTCCTGTACCAGCTGACCGCGAACGTCACCGACCGCTTCTACAAGTACCTGAACACCGGCACCCTGAAAGGCACCCCCAAGACCTTCCAGATGGCTCTGGCGATGGCCAAGGGCAGCGTTGAGGACAAGTTCAAAAACATGCACCGCACCGTCACCGGCGTCGTGGGCTTCGCCAACATTCTGGATGTGTACGAGTACCTGGGCGCGGCCAACATCACCGTCCAGAACCAGTTCGGCTTCCAGTACATCAAGGACTTCATGGGTTACAACACCATCTTCCTGCTTTCCAGCGGCGAAATCGCGCGAGGAAAGGTCATCGCAACCCCGGTGGACAACATCGTCCTGTACTACGTTGACCCCGCCGACAGCGACTTTTCCAAGGCCGGTCTGGTCTACACCACCGCGGGCGAGGCAAGCAATCTCATCGGCTTCCACACTCAGGGCAACTACCACACCGCAGTCTCTGAGAGCTTCGCCATCATGGGAATGACCCTGTTTGCCGAGTACCTGGACGGCATTTCTGTCCAGACCATTACCCCGGGTGAATCGGTCTAACCTGCAAGGGGGTGACTTTGCATGACCGTCCCCGAGCTGTGCGTTTACACGCACAATTTTTTTGACCGGGCGGACGACCCCATTGCCGGGGAGTTTGCCTTTGAGCCGGACACCGTGCCCGCCGGGGTAGTGCCGGGACAGTATTTTCTCGTGTGCGGATCCATCTTCAATGACGGCGTGCACAAGGCCGGGGACGGCGATCTGACCGCCGAGACCTTTAACGGCACAGTGCAGCCTATGCGCGTGCCGCCTGATTTTGTGGCACTGGCCGAAAAAATCGACGCATACGACAAGGCGCTCCCGTCCGGCGGCGTGTATGTGTCCCAGTCCTTTGCCGGGTGGTCCGGCACGATGGCTACAGGCACGGACGGCCTGCCTGCAGACGGCAAGACCCGCTATAAAACCGAGATCAATCAGTGGAGGAAGATGTGACATGGTCAATCCGTTCGCTGCGTCCACCGTGATGCAGGGCTTTACCAAAAAATACCGTTTTCAGACCCGCAGCTATGAGCCGGACGGCGTGGGCGGCTTTGTTTCCGGCTGGAAGGACGGACCCGAGTTTGAGGCCGTGGAGCGCCACGACACCACCGTGGAGGCTCAGGTTGCAGAGCAGGCGGCTACAGCGTCCACCTATACGCTGCTGGTCAACACCGGTGTGCCGCTGGCTTTCCCGGACTACGTCAAGCGGGTGAGCGACGGGCAGACCTTTCAGGTGACGAGCGCAGCCGATGAGGGCAGCGCTCCGGAAGAATCCGGCATGGGCCTGCGGGCCGTGAAGTGCAAAAAGGCGGTGCTGCCGTAATGGGACCGTCTGAGAGCATCAACCGGGCGCTGAACGCCTTTTTTAATAGCTTTGGCATCCCCGGCTATCTGGAAGATAACATCTCTCCTGCCGCTTCCCTGCCCTATCTGACCTACAAGCCCACCATCCCCGGCGGGTGGAACGAAACGGCATCCTTCCACGCTCGGCTGTGGTACCCAAGTGCCAAAGGCCGGGCACCTATTTTACAGACCGAAGACAAGATAAGCGCAGCCCTTGCAGATGGCTTGACCATCGAATGCGAGGGCGGCGCTATTCTTTTGCGCAAAGGCAGCCCGTGGGCGCAGCTGCTCGACAACCCGCCCGAAGGCTATTTGTGCGAATACCTCAACTTTGAAATCACGCAGTTATGCGAGTAAAGGAGCATTATGGCAAGAAAATTTTCCAAAATTTCGCAGAAAGCGTTCGAGTCCATGCAGATCAATGCCGGTGTCGTGCTGAACAAGTTTGACCCGTCCGGCACGACCGAAATTCAGGACGCAGACATCATCTGCGCCACATCCGGAGGCATCACCGCGACCTGCAAGGCAAACTTCACCGATCTGGGCACGGACGTGGACAACGCCCAGAAGAACACCGCGGAGCTGATGCAGATCGAGGACTACGACTGCACGCTGGCCTTTACGGCCCTGAACGTCACAACGGACGTTATCAAGCTGGCGCTGGGCGCTGCGGATGTGAGCGACAAGAAGGTTGCCCCTCGCATGACGCTGAACCCGACAGCAAATACCGGTGACTTTAAGGACATCTGGTTGGTTGGCGACACTATCGACGACGGCTATGTGGCTGTCCGTCTGATGAACGCACTGTCCACCGGCGGTTTGACCCTGAAGACGACCGACAAGGGAAAGGGCAACATTGCAGTCACCTTGACCGGCTGCCCCCGTCTGGGAAGCGATGTGGTACCCATGGAGTTCTACTACAGCCCGAAGGCTGCGGCATAAGGAGGTTACAACATGAAAACTCTGAACCAGATGGACGAGACCGAGTTCCTGCGGCGCTGCTGGCTCATCGCTGACGCGGTGTCTGACCTGCTGGCCAAGACCAAAGTCATGGATCTGCGCAAGGTTGCACCGGTTTTTAACGGCAGCGAGACCGAAGAGGAAAAGAAGCAGAAGAGGGAAGAGCAGAGCCGAAAAAATCTCAAGGCAATGGCGAAAAGCCTGCTTTTTGAGAACGCTGAGGCTACCGCCAAGCTGCTTCCGCTGCTCTATGAGCCGGACGTGGACAAGGACGGCAAGCCAGAGACTATGACGCCGTTCAAGACCCTGCGCGTTATCACTGCCACCATCGAGGACAAGGACGTGCTGGATTTTTTGTTATCGTTGGTGAAGCTGGGCCAGACGAGTATCGACGCCTGACTTCATCCATTCGGCTCGATATGCTGCGGCTCGTCGGCAAGCCCTACATCGTCCAGCACATCATGAACACCCGGCGGCAAGAGGCTATTGCTTTAAGCTACCGGGCATACATGACGGACACGCTGGCAAGCTTCGCAGGCGTAGAAGAGCGCTGGACTGACCGGGTGGCGGGAATCATCGACCCCCGCCCCTTAGAGCCGCAGCAAAGCGCCGAAGAAGTGATACAGAGAATCAAAAATGGCTTGAATGGGGGTGAGGAAACCTGAAACTTTTTGAATTGAGCGCCACCCTCGGGCTGGACGACAGCGCCTACCGGCAGGGCGTGGAAGAGGCGAAGTCTCAGGCTAAGGCCGCTGTCTCCACCATGATGAAGGATTATAACCGGCTGTACAGTGAGGTCATTCACCTTACGGCAGCCTACCAGAAATCACGGGAAGAGACCGGGGAAACCTCCAAAAAAACCAAAGAATTTGCCCAGAAGCTGAAAGAAGCTCAGGCCCAACTCAATACCACGGCACAGGGGCTAAAGACTGCGGAAGGGTACATGAACAGCTTCGGCGACTCGACCCGAAATACCGAAAGCAGCCTTGCAGGCTCTATTGCAAAAGGGCAGATTCTGGGCAATGTTTTGACCACTTTGGCAAGCAAAGCGCTTGATGCTGCTGTGGGATTTGTCCAGACAGGCATCGAGTACAACGCCCAGATTGAGAAGTACACCACCGGCTTTACCAATATGCTGGGCAGCGCAGAGGCCGCAAACGAGGCCATGAAAGCCATTCAGGAGGACGCCGCCCGCACACCTTTTGATGTGGCATCGCTTACCGAGGCAAACCAGCTGCTTATCAGCGCCGGCGAAAATGCCGGGTATTCCCGTAAGGTCATTATGGCGCTGGGCGATGCTGTCTCGGCCACTGGCGGCGGCAATGTAGAGCTGTCCCGCATGGCGGGCAACCTACAGCAGATCGCCAACGTGGGCAAAGCGACGGCTGTAGACATCAAGCAGTTTGCCTACGCAGGCATCAACATTTATCAGGTTTTGGCGGACTACACCGGCAAATCTACCGCAGAAGTCCAGAAAATGACCATTACATACGACCTTCTGACCGCAGCGCTGCAAAAAGCATCCGAAGAAGGCGGACGGTATTACAACGCAATGGAAACGCAGAGCCAAACCCTAAGCGGGCGGCTTGACACCTTGCGTGATAACTGGTCACAGTTTCTTGGAAGCCTTTCAGAGGGTCTTGCCGATGTAGAGGGCGATTTGGTTTCTGCTGCTGCCGAGTGGGTACAGACGCTGCAAACCTCTTTCGAAGAATACGGAGCAAAGGGCCTAATGGAAGCGGGCGGCAGTATTGTGAATGATATTGCAAACGGCATCGCAGACCGCATTCCACAGCTTGCAGAGCAGGCTGGGGCCGCTGTTCAGCACTTTTCGGACTATCTCGTTGAAAACATGGGGACTATTGTGGAGACCGGCGGAAACCTTCTCGCCAGCCTTGCCGATGGTATCTTAAACGCTTTCCCCGATGTTGCAAATGCCGCTGCACAGACGGTGGGGACTCTCGTTTCTGAATTGTGGGCGAATGCAGACAAGATTTTCGAGCAGGGCGCACAGCTGGTTGGAAAGCTCTGTGAAGGACTTCTCAGTGTCTTGGGAAATGTGATCGAAGCGACCGGAACCATCGCGGAAGCTATCGTCACAAAAATTTTTTCAACAGACTGGGGCGCCGTCGGCAAAAATATCGTTTCCGCAATCGGTCAAGGTATTTCCAACGGTGTCGCATCTTTGAGCGGGCCGCTTGACCGGCTGTCTTATAAGCTAAACCATGCACTCGGTAAAGTTGGATACGCTGAGTATAACAGCTTTGAGGCGTGGGCGGCGGCAAACGGAAAGACTGACGAGACAGAATATCAGCATGGAAGCCAGAAAGACGATAACTATTGGAAGCGCTACGGCGCCCGGCTGGCGGCGCAATATGGGTTGAACGAAAAAACAGAGCCAGAGCCTACTGGTACGGATGGAGACGGCACCGGCGGCACTTCTGGTAAGACCACCACCCCGAAGCACGTCGCCGCCGATACCAAAAAGCTGGCCGATACCATCAAGGAGACCTCGCAGGAGATCCTCGCCGGTACTGGCAACATCGTCGGCAGCATCCAGCGCGTGACCGAGACCGCCGACAACACCTACAACGTCTACGACGGCACCACCAAGGAGCTGAAAGGCACCACCAAAGAGACGGTGCAGACCATCACGGACTCGTGGACTGAGGTAGTGGACGGCACAGAAAAGACCATCAAGAAAATCACAAAAAACGTGACCGATGCGGCCGGAAAAGTGACGACCACGACCACGCAGACCTGTGACAAGGTGGTTTTGTCTGTCTCTGAGATGCAGAAACGCATCGACAATCAGCTCAGCGAGGCACAGAGCAAATGGAAGAGCGGCATCATGGGGACGCTGCAAAGCACGATCTCCGACCTCAAAAACGGCAACTGGTCGGGCCTCGCCACAGACTTTGCAAAGCTGGTGTGGGGCGAGGTCACGCAGGAGCAGCGAAACATCATCTCCAAGTGGCTGACAGACGCCCTCACGGCGGTAAATGACAGCTACTCCGGAGGCGGTCTGAGCGCGGCGAAAGACACCATCAAGGCGCTTTTTGGCGACGGCATCGCCGAGGGTGCTACCGAGGCAGGTACAGCCGTCAAGAGCTTTTCCCAGATCCTTGACGGTCTGAACGCCTCCGGAGGCGTGGACACAAAGCTGGCGGGCATCGCTGGCAGCTTCACCAATGCAGCAGGCACCATCACAAAGGCTCTGAGCGGCATTGTGGGCTTCATTGTGTCAAACCCCGTGGTGGCGGTCGTCCTCGGCCTGACGGCCCTTGTGGGCGGCGCTGCGCTGTCTGCGTGGTCGAAGAACAAGGGCGAGAAGCTCACGAACAACTACGAAAGCCCTTTCAGCAAGACCCCTGTGTACGACTCGCTGGCGGAGTTTTCTTACCGTGCCGACCAGTTCAACCGCTACAAGGGTCTCACGGCGTCGCCCTTCAGCGGCGGCCAGCAGGACACCACCGGCAGACAGCAGCTCAGTGTGCTCCAGCGCATCTCCAACTCGCTGGATGAGCATCTTCCCGCCATCGGCACCGGCACGCTGGTCATCGACGCCAACGGAGTGCAGGCTCTCGCCGGCGCGATGCAGCCGACACTTGTGGACGGCATTGATGGAGACTTGGGCATTCGCTCGACCCGGAAAGCGAGGGGAGGCTAAATGGCAGCATTACAGGGCGTCAAAATCGGAGATTACCACACCCTCAAGGACTGGGGGCTTTACCTTGTGGTCGGCGGCACAACCGTCGGCCCGGCAGAGCCGGACGAAAGCCTTCTGGTCAAAGTGCCTTTCAGCGACCGCATTTTAGACCTTTCCAAGTCGATGGACGGCAAAGTCCACTACACCCAGCGCAAGATCACCATCACGCTCAAGTGCGTAAAGCCGAAAAGGCTTTGGCCCAAGGTGCAGAGCACGCTGGAGAACGCGCTGCAAGGGCAATGGCTGAAATGCGTTTTCGATGATGACCCGGCATGGTACTGGGAGGGATTCTGGACGGTCGCACCCCAAAGCCGCGACCGGTGGGAGAATGTCTTCGCCATCACCGGCATCTGCAACCCTTATAAGACCAACACCACCGCAGCGGCGGGCACCGACTGGCTGTGGGACACCTTCAGCTTCGAAGAAGACACCATCTATGACACGCCGACGGAGGTAAAAAGCCTGTGAGCTACAAAATCTATGCCGGTACGCAGACCGCCGTAGGCGAGTGGGACACCAAAGCGTGCATCTACGACCCTGCGGCGAAAGACCTGCGCACCGCGGCCACCATGCTCATCTCCCCCACTCTTACCCGAGAGGCGGGCAAAGCAGGCAGCCTTGAGTTTACTATCCCGTTGGGCAACATTGCCCACTCTGCGCTGCAAAAGCTCAAGACTATCGTGGAGGTAGAGCAGGACGGCAAGACCCTATGGCGTGGGCGGGTCATGAGCCACGAGATGGATTTTTATCTGCGGCAAAAGGTGTACTGCGAAGGAGAGCTTGCCTACTTCAACGACAGCTCCCTCGTGCCATACAAGTACGCGGACATCAGCATCAAGGAATTTCTGGCCAAGGTCATCAGCAACCATAACAGCCAGACAGACCGGTACAAGCGTTTTACTCTCGGCACCGTAAATGTGTTTGAGAATGGACCACAGGAGAGCTTTCAGACGGTCTACATGCGCGGGTGCGTAGCAAAATACCATAGAGACAGCGACGACGAAGTCGACTATTGGCTAGAGGACGCTGACGGAAGATGGCTATGTAATACAGCAAGTGACTATAATCTCCCAGCTGGGTACATTAACGGAGGCAATGTGATACGCATTGTCTCTAATGATGGCCGTGACCCTAGCAGCCCTTCCTATGTCGAGACCTATACAGTGGAGCGAAACGTGGCCTACAAAAACGGCAATTTCTACTCACTGAGTACTGTGCAGAAAGATTCGAAATACATCTACACCGTCGACACCACCCCGCTGACAAGCTGGAGACTGACCGATGATGGAGCGATTCAGCTCTATGACTCCAGCGCGGGAAGATGGTCGACCTGCACGGGTTACTATCTGCACGACTTCGACGCCTCGACCAACGAGGCCCTCGATTTTGGCGATGGCAAAAACTTCGGCACCACGTGGGACATCCTGCAATCCGAACTGACGGACGTGTACGGCGGCTATTTTGCCGTGCGCTACTCTGACGACGGAAAGACCCGGTATCTGGACTATCTGGCCGATGACGGCATCACGGAAACGAACCCGCAGCCTGTAGAGTTTGGCGTCAATATGCTCGATTTGACCAACTATGTCAAGGCCGAGGACATTGTCACACGGGTCATCGCGGTGGGCTACAAGTCAAAGGGCTGGTGGATCTTCAAGAGCACGAAGACTATCAGACAGACAGCCTACGACTTTGAAGCTCAAAAAGTCTACGGCATCATCACCAAAGTCATCGTCCTCGACGGCAAGGCGTCCACAAATCAAAAGCTGCTGGACGCTGCGAACGAGGAACTTCGAAGATGCCAACAGCGCTATCTTGAGGGCATCGAGGTGAGTGCTGTTGACCTGCATGATGCCGGTATCGACGTAGAGCGTCTAGGCTGGATGAAAAAGACCCGCGTTATCTCGAAGCCCCACGGCCTTGATACGCTGCTCCTGCTTTCTAAGGTGGTTGAGCCACTGGACGCGCCGCAAAAGAAGCGCTTTACCTTCGGGACGAGCTTCTACTCCATCTCGGACTTGCAGGCCCTCAGCAGCCACAAGGCCTCGCTGGCTTACAGTATGTCCCTGAGCGCAGCGGGATATCTGAACGGCGCAAAATAATAAAATCGTAAAGGAGTGACACTATGGCAAAATCCTACGATGAAATCGTCAGTCAGATGACCGAGGACATCAAAAGTATCCGGGGAGCGTCCCTTGGCGTCGAAGTGCGCGAGCATATCGCCTCCGGCATGGAAAACGTGCTGGAGATCTTCAAGCGCCTGCCGGACGCTGTGAACGAGGTGCTCACCTCCGTTCCGCCCGACTATACTGCCCTTGTAAATCGTGTGGCGGACCTTGAGAGCTGCGGTCTGACGGTCGAAAACGGCAAGCTCTGCGCGGTCTATGATGACGGCACAAGCGGAGACGTCAGCGTGGAGCACGTCGCTCTGGGCTATCCCAGCATGGCGATGACCGTCGGCGAGTCTCAGCCTGTCTCCGCCATCGTCAGCCCGGAAGATGCCACAGACAAGACGGTGACGTGGAGCGTATCGCCGGAAGAGTGCGCAAAAGTCGAGGGTGGTGCTCTGAAAGCCACGAGGTACGGCGAGTGCACCCTGACCGCCACAGCCGGAGAAAAAACGACCAGCTGCCCTGTCACGGTATCCATCGGGCGCTACGCCATCATAACGGCCGCTACGGAAACCGGCGGGATCCCCGCGTGGAACGCCCCCCCCTCCCACGCCGAGTTCTTTGTGCCGCTGACTGCCAAAAAGTCCGGCCTGCTGCTCCACTCGATGTCCTTCCGCATCAAGGGCTTTGTGGCTGGAAAAAGCCGGGCCATCCTGCGCAAGACGGCGGATCAAACCCCACTGGTGGATCTCTCGCTGGAGCTTATCCGGGGTTACAACGACGTGACCCTTGACATGGGAGACTTTCTGCTCGAAAAGGGCGTGGAGTACCAGCTGTATATGTCCGCTGTCAACAACTTCTATCCGCCCTCGGTGAAACCCGAGTGGGTGGTGGAGAACGACTTTATCGACATCGCCAACGCCAGCGCCTACTACGACGGGGAAACCACCCTCATCTTCGCCGGAACGGTCGAGCTGATTCAGGAGGAAGACAATGGCTAAAGTATCTAAGCCGATTTTACTCGAAGAGACATACCGTGAGCAGAGCGTGATCCAGAACGGCTATCTCAAGCAGATCGCCGACACCCTTACCGGCCAGTCCACGCAGGAAAGTACTGCGTCGCTCTCCGCTGCTGCCGAGACTGACACTGCAAAAACCGCTTCACTGGTGGAGTATCTGTGCCTCCTTGATGGTGTGCCCATCGAAAGCAGCGTCACCCCCAAAGACGCATACACCGCTGGCCACTGGAGCAAAGACATGGTCAAGCTGCTGGTGGAGCGTCAGCGCTTGACTGCTACGGAGTACGAAAACGTCACCGGCGAGCCTTACACCGCATAAGAGAGGAGTACGCTTTTATGATTGAGCTTAATGTATCTCTTGCCTCCAACGGCGCTGCAAAGCTGGCAGGCTATGAGCAGATGCTTCGCTTCGGCTACACCAAGAACCGGGGCGTGTACCGCCTTGCTGTCACCGCTTCCGGTGAGTGGGAAGGACTGGCTATCCGCTGCTTCTGGCACACCCCGGACGGCAAAGACCCGCCCTCCTCGCTGGTGGTGGGCGGCTATGCGGACGTGCCTGCCAGCGTCACCGCACAGCCGGGCAACGGCTGTATCACCTTTGAGGGCAGCGACGGTGCCAAGACCGTGACCAGCGCTGACCTTCGCTACCGGGTGGCCGCAAACTCCGGCACGGAGGACGTCACAGAGCCGGAACCGGGAACGCCTGCGTGGCAGCAGTTTGTGGATGCCGTGAAGGAATCGGCGGCATCTGCGGAGCAGTCCAAAACGGAAGCACTGGACGCGGCAGAACGGGCCGGGACATCTGCCCAAAAGGCCGAGCAGGCTCTTTCTGACACCATTACCGCCAAAGAGGATGCACTGAAAGCCATCGGTGACAAGCAGACCGCCGCCACGCAGGCTGTGGACACGGCCCGGGACAAGGCCCTCCAGCAGGTAAATTTCGCCACAGAAGCCGCAAAGACCGCAGCCAGCGAAGCCGCCGCCAGTGCAGGCAATGCAGACCAGAGCGCTCAGGAAGCCGCTGACAGCTTGCAGGAACTCAAGGACGGCATTGCAAACGGAAACTTCAAAGGCGAGAAGGGTGACAAGGGCGACACCGGCCCCATCGGCCCGGTCGGCCCGCAGGGTGAGCAAGGTCCTCAAGGCCCCACAGGCGCTACGGGTGCCACTGGCCCACAGGGCGAAAAAGGTGATACCGGCCCGCAAGGCCCTAAAGGCGAGACCGGCCCTGCTGTAGCGCTGGACACCACTCTCACCCACGAGGGCGAAGCTGCTGACGCAAAAGCCACAGGTGACGCGATCAGCGCAGTAAAGGCGCGGCAGAACATCCTTGTGGGCACTGAGACAGGCAATCCTATCGCCGTTGACGATGCGTTCTCTGCGCCCCTGTGCGGCCTGACCGTGTACGGCAAGAGCACGCAGGACGGCACACCCACACTGGATGCACCTGTGCCTATCGTGAGCGCAGGCGACGGCGGGGCGATTGAAGTGACATTGGGCGATGGAAACGACAAAACGCAAACTCTCACGCTCCCCACTCCCAACGGCTTACCCGGCATCCCTGTCACCTCTGGCGGCAACTACACTGACCCGCAGGGCCAGCAGTGGGTGTGCGACGAGGTGGACTTGGAGAGAGGGATGAAGGTGCAGAGGGTGAACGCTGTAGACTTGTCAACCTGTAGAGTTACGGTTATCACTAAGCTTACGGTAACAAAACGACTTTCGATTCGGTTGCTGCTCTATGGTCGCGATTATAAAACAAAAGCCCTATGCAATAAATTGCCATTTATTGTTTCGTTTGATAAAGATACCCCACACTTTTATGTAGACAAAACCAATGTGCATATTTTTATTCCCATTGACGCCAAAACCCCGGAAGAAGGAGAATACATTTTATTCTACGCTCTCGCCACCCCCATCGAAACCCCGCTCACCCCTGACGAAATTGCCGCCTACAAAGCCCTCGTCGCTTACGGCCCTGACACGGTGGTGCGGGCGAGTGACGGTGCGGGCATCAAGTTGGACTACCAGCGGGACGTGAACATTGCAATTAAAAAGTTGGAGGACGCAGTAGCGTCCATGACCTAAGGAGGTACACATGGCTATCAAAAGTAAAGCACGGCATGACCTGACCCTGCGCTCCATCAAGCGGGAAATTGCTGCAGGACGCGACGTGGCATACTGGCTGGACAAGGCGTACACCCATCTAGACAACGGTCTGCTGACAGAGGACGACATCGCAGAGGTGGAAGCCCTTGCACAGGCGTACTACGACGCTCTGGATGCGGAGGATGCGGCAGACGCTGAGGAAATTACCCAGTAAGGAGGCTAACTGAGGCTTTGTCTAATCTTAAAAACAAAAAGGAGTCGCAAAATGCTACACACCATTCTCAAATTCCTCGTTTCCCTCTTCTCCGCCCTCTCCCGGGCGGAAGATGCTCCTACCTCTGACCCGGTGCCCACTGTGGACACCAAAGCCTCCGCTCCTCCCGGCTGGGAGGGCGACCCGCCATACCGGTACATCGACGTGAGCCGGTATCAGGGCACCATCGACTGGGCACAGGTGGCAGCGGCAGGCTACAAGGGAGCGATGCTTAAGACGGTATCCACCAACAAAAAGTTCTCCAAGCGGGCAGACGGCCTGTATATCGACCCCACCTTTGAAACCAACTACCGCAACGCCCGGGCTGCGGGTCTGGACGTGGGTGTCTACTACTACACCTACGCCACCAGCCGCACCGGTGCAGATAAGGAGTTGGCCCTTCTGGCCGAAGCTCTGCGGGGGAAAGAGCTGACCCTTCCGGTGGCTGTAGACGTAGAAGACAATAAACTCAAGCAACTGGGTAAGCAGGCCCTCACCGACCTGACGGCTTATGCGCTGGCCCGTATCGAGGCGATGGGCTTTTACGCTCAGCTCTACACCTATACCAGCTTTGCCAACTCCCGCCTTTATATGGGCGGCGCAGCGCTCAAGCCTTACGACGTCTGGCTGGCCGATTACACCGGAAAGGCCCCCAAAGTGAGCTTTAAGTACAATGCGCACCAGCACACCAGCAAGGGCAGCGTCCCGGGCATCTCCGGCAACGTAGACCTCAACGTGACCACCCTCAACTACCCCCGTATCATCAGAAAGAAGGGTCTGACCCGTCTCCGGGAGGGCGCATGACTAAAGAGCAGGCTCTTTTGTGGGTGCTGGGCGTTGTTGGCAGCGTGTGTGCAGGAGCGGTCACGCTGGACAAAGTCTTGGACATCATCCACAAGTACATCAAAAAGGCGCAGGCCCCCGACGCCGCGCAAAACCAGCGGCTTGACGCTATCGAGCAACGGCTGGGCGCGGTCGAAAGCATCTCGTCTCAACACGCAGCGGCCCTAAAACGCGACCTCACCCGCTTCGACTCGATCGACGAGGAGATTTGCTTGGCTCTTGATGGCGTGCGGAATCTTTTGGATGCTCAGCTCTCCGGGGACAATCACGAAGGGATGCAAAAAAGTAAGGCCAGTATCGACAATTATCTTTTGAAAGGAGTTACCAATCATGGAAGCAATCAATGAAATTTTGAGCATCATTCCTGTTCCTGTGGCCGTCATCCTGATGCTGGGCGGACTCGTCTTCTACGCCATCGGCGGCATCCGTCTGGGTTACGGCGCAGCAGTCAAAAATCTGGTGCTCAACCTCATCACTCAGGCAGAGCGGGAGATTCAGGGAACCAAGCGCGGCGCAGAACGCAAGGCGTGGTGTGTCAAAATGCTGCGTCTCTATCTGGACAACAGCCGGTGGGGTAAGCTGGTCAGCTGGGCTATCACCGAGGAGACCATGAGCAAGGTTATCCAGTTTTTCTTCGACCAGATGCGGAAGGCACTGCAAAAGCAGTAAGGAGGATATCATGGCAAGCACTACATACGAGCAACCGTCGCGCTATTACTACGACCAGCGCGCATACCCGATTTTGTGGCCCGCAGTGCGTGACCATTTTGCCAACGTCGGCAAAATGGGACATTGCCGTGCCGTGACCGCTCGAGTTCGCAACGCCGGACAGCTGCCGCAGCCTTTCTGGCTCGGTGCTGCCTGTGGCGGCGGCTCGCGTAGTGCTGCCCGCTGCGCTGCAAGGACTTGACCGACAGAGGATGATCGCCGCCATCAAAACCGCACCGCTTGGGAGGGTAGACCGTAAGATAGCCTTACTGCGGTACGTTGAGCGGCTCCCGCTGCAGGACATTGCAGCACAGGTCCACTACTGCCGCCAGTCGGTTTCGGCCCGGCTGGACGGCATTGCGAAAGTTTTTGAGTAAAGCAAACCCCCGGTGTTCCGTTTGGAGCATCGGGGGTTCTTTTTGTTTATGCGGACTGCTCAGCAGGGGCGGGGAGCACCTTGCGTTCCTTTGCTTTCTGCTCTGCCTGTTCCTTTACGGTCAAATAGCCATGGTCGTGCATCTGCTTGTAGATAAATGCCTGTCCGGTGCGGTTCCAGCGGGTGTTCTCTTTGGTCTCGCCGTTGCCTACCTCAACAGGAATACTCACTGTATAACCCTTGTCGATGTACTTTCGCTTTGGTATCCACTGCTTGTTGACCTTCTTCTGGATGCCCCATTCTTCCAGCAGTTTGTTGAGCTTGTTTGCGGTCATGCCAAAGTTGAGCGCGATCTGCGTCACGGTGAGCGTTTCATCACTCAAAAGCATATTATGGGCGTACTCGGCGGCGGGCTTGAGCTTGGCATTTTCCTTTTCGAGCTGCTTAGAGCGCTCCTGTTCCCTCGCAATGATGCCTTGCGC